GGCATCGCCAGCAAATGTAATAGTAAAGTACGTCGAAAACAAACGCTACACGATGCGTGATATCGGTTCTCTAGAAAAGAGAATTGAAAATCTAGAATATTACACGGCTTTGAATTTGGTCGAAAAAGATACTGAAATCATGTCGATCAAGGATGTTAATGGTCTTGATCGCACAAAGAATGGTATACTTGTTGATTCGTTCAAGGGACATTCTGTCGGTGACGTAAGAAACATTGATTACAAGTGTTCAATCGACACTAGAACAGAAGAACTTCGTCCGTCAACTAATACAAATTCACACTACTTAGACTATGATTTTAGCGCAAGTACTGGATTGACATATAAATCCGGTCTTGTATTGCTTCCGTATACGACAGAAGAAATGGTTGTTCAAAACGTTTCATCGCAAACAGTTGACGTTCAACCATATCTGTTTGCTCGCTTTGTTGGCTCAATACAATTGATTCCTGAGTCTGACTTTTATTTCAACAAGTATGATCTACCAGATGTGACGATAAACTATACCGGAGAAAACGATGGATATTCGGGATTGCAATCAGCACTAAGTGGTACAACATCTGCGTTTGATGCTGAATTCGGTCATTGGGAAACACGTTCAACTGGTGCAGAAATTGTTACAAATGAATTGAACGAGCAGGGAAGAAATGGACTACAAATTTGGGAAAATGGTGTAAATAGAACAACTACATTTGGCGGCTATCAGAACGGATTCCTGCGTCGCTCTTCATTTGATCAAATTTCTCAAACTGTCAATGATCGTGTCGTAAACCTTGGTGTTACTCCGATCATGCGTCAAATCGATATTGATTTTGTCACAACATCTTTAAGACCAAGAAAAGTTGTATATTATTACTTTGATGATGTGAACGTAACAAATTATGTTCAGAGAGCTAACGAATTAGTATTTTCTGGAAATAATTTCTTTGATAAAGCCGATGGTGAAAGAATTACTTCGGGATCGGGTAATACTGCAAACGTTATCTTGTCAAAGACACTGTCATCATCTAATGTTGCATATGTTGCAGACGTTAGCGGTAATGTGATAGTTGGACAAACTTGGACAGGTGCAAGATCTTCAAATACAGGTATTGTTGTAGAATATAGACACTATTCAGGTACTGCAAGAAGTGCAAATTCAACTACGATCAATCTTGCATTTGATGCAGCAAACACGGATAGTTGGTATGTAGGAAATACAATCTACTTTGTTGATGGTTTGGGTGTTGGATCTTCTTATACAATTGATGCGTATATTGGCTCAACGAGATCTGCAAGAAACACTGCAGGCTTCTCTGTAACACCAGGATCAAATACAAGATATTCAATTGGTGATTCAAAGACAAATGAATTTGGTCAACTTGCCGGAACATTTGTTGTACCGAGCAATAGTACATTGAAGTTTAGAACCGGCGAGAGAATGTTTAGAATAAGCAATCTTGCTAATGGTTCTTCAAACGGTTCAACTACTATTGGCGAAAGCAAGTTCTATGCACAAGGATTGATTGGTGTTTCTGTGGGTGTAACTGCAACCAGATTACCTCAGCCTACATATTATCCTGGAGATGCTTATTATTGGGATGGTGGTGCTGGAAATCATGGAGCACCAGATAATAATGGTTTTGGCGGTGGTGGATTAGGTCCAGATAGTACAGGAGCCAGTGGTTTTGGTGGCGGCGGATCAGAACAGCAATAATTTTTTGATTAAGAAAAGAGAGAATAAATGGCAGCAATTCTAGCACAAACATTTTTCGTAGATAGAACTCTTTATAAAGAAGGTGTATTTGTCTCTAGCGTTGATCTATTTTTCGCAAATAAAGATTCATCAGGAATACTTCCAGTCGAAGTGCAATTGCGTCCGACAAGAAATGGATTTCCTCTAACGAATTATGCCATACCTTTATCAAAAGTCTCTGTTGATGCGATAAATGTAAAAACATCAGACCAACCAGATTCAAATGATTCTGATACAAAAACAACATTTACTTTTCCAGCTCCAGTATATCTTGAACCTGGCGGTGAATATGCTCTTGTCGTGTATTCAGATAGTCCTGAATATGTTCTATTTTCAGCCAAAGTTGGTCAAACACTAGTTGGTAGTGATAGGTCTGTATCTAAGCAACCGAATGCCGGCGTTTTGTATAAGCCACAAAATGCATCAGAATGGATACCTTTTGCAGACGAAGACCTAATGTTTGTCGTGCATAAATGCGTATTTTCTACGGCAAGTTCAGGATCAGGAGTCTTCAACGTTCGTTCTCCGTCTTCAAATGTCGAGATGGACTTAATGTACGTTCGATCAGATCAGATGAAATTTGCTACATCTACACTAGATTATTCATATAAAGCCACATTGAAGTCAACGGGGATAGTCGATTCTTCGTATACAGGATTTTTGACAAACAAAGACTATGAATTTAATGATGGTTTAGGTCGTAGAAAGATTGATAATTCAAATCACTTTATATTGAAGGCAGATTTCGCGACACTAAATCCAGATGTGTCTCCAGCAGTTGATGTACAAAGACTTGGTTTGTTTTCAATTGAAAATATCATCAATAATGCAAATCTTTCAAATTCGACAATTGTGGTAACTGACGGCGGCGCAGGACACACCAATCCAACAGTTACAATTTCTGGCGGTGGTGGTTCAGGTGCAACGGCAACAGCAAACGTTGTAGCAAACGTAGTTAGAAACATCGTTGTTACAGCTGGTGGTTCTGGATATACAAGCACGCCAACTATTACAATCTCTGAAGGCGGCGCGACAAGAAACGCTTCAGCAATTGTTCTTGGTGAAACAAGATCGTCTGGTGGTAATTATCTTGCTCGTTATATTAGTCGTCGCGTACAGCTAAACGATGGCTTTGACTCTTCGGATCTTCGCGTGTTCTTGACTGCATATAAGCCACCTACGACGGGAATTGAAGTATACTATAAGATTTTGAACGCTGATGATCCCGATGATTTTGATGTAAAATCATATTTCAAGATGGAGCAAAAGACGCCATCGGGAGTGACATCAACAAACTACAATGACTACATTGAATATGAATATAGACCATCTCTAAACACCGATTTGGTTATATATTCAAGTGGTGGAACAACATATGAAACATTCAAGTTCTTTTCAGTCAAGATAGTGCTAAGTAGTCCAGATACTACTCTTGTTCCTAAAGTTAGAGATATGCGTGTAATTGCGTTGCCAGCAGGATGATAAAATGAAAGTCAAGATTACCGATACGCAATATGTTCGTGATATAAATTCAAAAGCAATTCTAAACACAAATAGAGCACAGTTGGACGAATATAAAGTGAAAAAAAACATGATGTCTAAAGTTAATGAAATAAATACTTTGAAAGAAGAAGTAGCTGAAATTAAGGACACAATGAATAAGATTCTTGCTCTGTTATCGGAGAACAAATAATGGCAATTAGTAACGTTGCTTTAACTAACACATTTGATCAATGGAGATTAGTTACAAATCAAACCGTAGTTGCTCTTAACGACGTTCTTGATGACGGTCTTCAAACATATCGAAATGTTAAAGCAAATGTAATTAGTGGAAATACAATATACGCGAACGGCGTTGATGTAATTACACTTCCAACTGCTGCATTTGCTCGTGCTAATGCAGCAAATTTAATTGCGAATCTAGCGTTTGATAAAGCTAATACAGCAAATGTTATAGCTTCTGGCGCATTTGACAAAGCAAATACTGCTTGCACAAAAGCTGATGCAGCACAATCAACTGGATCCGCAGCTTTTGACAAAGCAAATACCGCAAACGTCGTAGCAGTTTCAGCATTTAATGCTGCAAACACGGGTGTTCCTTCGGGCGTCATCATGCCGTATGCAGGTTCTTCAGAGCCTACTGGATGGCTATTGTGTTCAGGCAATGCTGTTTCTAGAACAACATATTCATCTCTTTATTCTGCAATTGGTACTACATACGGATCAGGAGACGGAGTAAATACGTTTAATCTTCCTGATCTTCGTGGTAGAGTTGTTGCTGGCCGTGACGATATGGGCGGAACTGCTGCACTACGAGTAACTGCATCTGGATCAAATGCAAATAGCGGTATTGCTGGAACTACATTGGGCGCAAATGGTGGTACGCAAACACATATTCTAACTACAGCTCAATTGCCAACATTTAATATTAGAAGCACAACATCAACAACCAATCCAGCATTTGGTGACAACACACCTCTACCTGTGGCAGATGATATAAACACTACAGTTGGTGAAAACTATCCTCACCAAAATATGCAGCCAACCATGATACTAAATTACATAATCAAGACATAACGGGAATCATATGAACGAAAATATCAAATTTGAAGCAGAAAGACATAAAAAATTTGCTTTACTTGTTAGCGAATTTACTTTTGGACTAACTCATAAAGATTTTCTTTGTGATGATGTGATATATTGTTTTAACTCACACGAATTTTCACATTTGTTGATTGGATATATAGGCGGGGTACAAACTTTTTCTGTAAGAACACACGATGGAACTGTACGAAGCTTAAATAGAAAACAACTAGAAAACTTGTTTGCTGCAGCATATATGAATGTTCTTAAAACAAGAGATGAAGAATTTGCTACAAATTACAAGAAATGGAATGATTGCAAGTCAACTAGCGACTTGGAAAAATTTGATCCAAAACAAGGTTGGAGTTATAGATCACAAGCATTAGAAGCTTATGAGAATGCGAAAAAATAACGGAGTTACCTTAAATGGCAATCAGTAATGTAGCACTCACGAACACATTTGATGAATGGAGAGTGACGACTAATCAGCTGATTGTTGTCACAAATGACTTGCTTGGCGATGGTCTTACGACTTATCGTAGTGTGACTGCAAATGTTGTTACAGCAAATACGTTGTTTTTTGGAACTTTGAATGTAGTATCTTTGCTTGCCTCAACTTTTGATCGTGCTAATGCTGCAAATTTGATTGCAAATCTAGCATTTGATAAAGCAAATACAGCAAATGTAATTGCAGCTGCCGCTTTTGACAAAGCTAATGTTGCAAACAACAATGCAAGTAATACGGTTCTTCGCACGGGCGACACGATGACTGGAACCTTAGTTGTTCCAAATATCAACGTATCGTCAAATATTCGCATGACCGGCGGTCTTGTCGATACCGCAAAAGCCAATATTCTTTCGCAAACATTGACTGATGCTGCAACTATAACATGGGATGCATCAAATGGACAAATTGCTACGGTTACATTGAATGGAAATCGTGTTCTATCAAACATAACAAATATTCGTGTTGGTACATATGTTCTTCATGTAGTGCAAAATACGTCTGGTGGTAGCTCACTTACTTTTGAACAAGGATATCGTTTTACAGGGAATATTGCTCCGCCATTAACTACAACAGCGAATTCTCGTGATGTGTTTACTTTCATTTCTGATGGATCAAAATTATACGGCTCATTCATTCCTGACGTAGGATAAAATGTTTCTACCACTTGTCACTAGACCAAATATACTAATAAACATAAACTCTGTTGCAAACAATGTCAATTTGCGAGCAAGGGCAAATTCGCCATCATATCCTTTAAATGTTTTTTGCTTAGTCAATGCAAACATTACGAGTAATTCTGCAAATACTCCAGCACTTAGAACTGGATTTGGCTGGGCAAATTCTACATATATTGTGATAAGAAACTCAGCTAATATTGTTGGGAATATAGGAGTTACTGGTATTTCTGGTTCTGGTGGTGCAGGCGGTCCCGGAGCAGGATATCCCACAAATCCAGTTGCAGCAGGTTCTGCTGGTGGAACTGGTGGTGTTGGTGCGAACGGTAGTCCTGGGTTTCAAGCTGAAGCAAACACAAGTAATGTTGGCATTATAAATTACAGTTCAAACTCAAATACTTTTGTTAGTAATGCCAACACAAATTGGATTGGTACAAATTCTAGTTGGACTTGGGGTGTTAGCGGAGATAATTTAGAAGGTGGCGGTTCTCTAGGCCCAAACATAAGAACAACAATATACTATAATTTTGATATAAATGCAAATGTTCCTTTTACTTTGGAGTATAAACTAGTAAGTGCTAGTTCAGCTAATGCCGCAGGAACGGTTGGAATTTATAGAACACAAGATCAAGGAAATATTGGAAGCACTTCCGGAAACTTTTATGCCGCCGGTATGTTTTCCGCTACATCAACTCATTGGGTTGGTGGAGTTGATCCTGCTCCGACCGTTGGTCTTGCCATAGTCCATTCTGCTGCAAGTGCAGATGTCGTACAAGAAAAGGGTGCAAATGTACACTCACTAACGTCAAATGTTTCTGCTGCAAATGTTTTTTCTCTTGTTCGTGAAATTGATGGTGTATTAAAAGTATATCGTGATGGTGTTCTATTAAAAACTCATCCTGAAAGTGCAGCAGGAAATATGAGATTTGTTGTAAATTCTACTTCTGAAGGAAACTTTTTACGTTTAGATTATCTAAAATTACATCAATATCCATATACATTTCCTGGAACAAATGCAACGTCATTTGTCATAGTAATGAATAATCAAGGTTCTATCATAGGCGGTACCAGCGGTCCTGGCGGAACTGGCGGTGGTGGCGGTGGTGGCGGTGGTGCTCTAGGATTTACACCAAGCAAAGGTGTTGGTCAATATCACGGCGGCGGCGGTGGCGGCGGCGGTGCCGGTTCTCCTATTGGTCTTGGCGGCGCAGGAGGACCTAGTAATGTTAATGGATCAGCTGGAGCAAATGGAACGGCTACACTTGGCGGCGCTGGTGGTGCTGGCGGCGGCGGTTCTACATATACTGCTGGACCGGGCGGTTCTGGTGGAAATCTTGGCGTTGCCGGTTCTCCTGGCGGAAATAACGCTGGATATGCATTCAATACAACATATGGCGCAAGAGCCGGAGGTGCTGCCGGAGCAACAGGAAATGTTGGTAATACGGGATTTGGTATTTCTGGCAATAATTTGATTAGATTTGTTGCTTTTGGTACTGTAGTTGGAAATACTTCAAACTAATCATACAAATTTAGGACCAGTAATCCAAATTACTATTGTTTTACGAATGCCCTTGGTCACTGGTTTTACCCTATGAATAATGTATGAAGGAAAGAATATCATTCTACCTTTTTTCATCAATATGGTTTCGGGTTCTTCTTGATTTCCCACATTGATTTGAAATTCTCCTCCAACAAAGTCTTTTTCCGGATCGGACAAACACATTACAAGAGACAATTTTCTTGTTATATTAAATTTATTTTGACCATGAAGCATATCCATGTGCCAGTTATATTCACCACTTTCATTTCCATGATATTCTGTGTATTGGAAATCAGCATATCCGTTTAATTCATAATTGTAGTAGCTTTCATTTATAATTTTGCTTATTTCATTTACTCTATTAAAAAACCATGCATTATTTTCATTTTTACTATAGAATTTAATTCTTGATTTTCTTATCTTTTCTGTTTCGTTAATGTCATTGGTACCAACAACAGTTGCTTTTTCTGTTTGTTCTATTTGACAGTATTTTTCTAAATTTGTTAATTCTTCTTCAGAAAATGCATTATCCCAATATGCCCAACTATATGTTGTACACATTCTTTCTTCTGGATTATTTGTAATGTCTTTGTACATTATTTTCCTCAAGTTGGGTCATTATAAATAAAGATACATAGTTATATATCGGAGTAGGAAAATGGAAGTCAAGTTTAAAATAATTGATATTGATTCTTCACAACACTCAATGATCGTGAGATACTATACTAATTTGCTAACTGAAGATAGTCTAGCAACATCATACAATCCAGATGGAACTATAGCTAGAAGAAGCGATGGATCACCACAAAGATGTCAAACAGATTATAACTTCAATATATGGCAAACTGATCCTTCTATTACGGAAGAGCAAATTAAGAAAATTGCAAATGATGGAGCGCCTTATGATTGGTTTAAGCTAAGACACGATATTCTCGATCCTCAAATAGATACTTCCTTAAATGTTGTTTCCAATCTATTAAATATAGAATTTGATGCCATCAAACCAGTATTTTCTATTGATACGAATGCAAATACAGAAAGTACATTGAGTGAAGATCATATTGAAAATCTAATCAACGAAATTCTAAACAATTCAAGTGCAAATACTTCAAACACACAATGAATAAAAAACTTGGTTATTATACTGTTGGTAAAAAAGAGTTGGAATCAAAAATTCATGCGTGTATCTTTGCAACGCATATTGCCAACAATGTCAAGGAAAATGTAGATCCTCTTAGTCTTGTCAAATGGCATTTCAACGAAGATATTTTTTCCAATTATAACTGGCTTCAAGAACCCGAAGCGACATTGGATCAACTTTACAATAAACGAGCAAGAGAACTTCGTGAAAAATATGACTATATCATAATTAGTTATAGTGGCGGAGCAGATAGTCATAATGTTGTAATGTCTTTTCTTCGTCAAAACCTTCATATAGATGAAATTATTGTAAATTGTTTGGACAAAGGAAATGAAAAATTTGCTGTAATTGATCCTAATGTTACTGATGCAAAATATGCACATGCATCGGAACATAAGCTGCAGGCAATTCCAAGAATAAAAGAAATACAAGCAATTGCTCCACAGACAAAGATTAGTGTCTATGATATGACGGATCATTTGTTTGATTCATTTGCCAATTCTGAAGAAAATTGGTTTTTGAAAATGCGTGAGGAACTTAATCCTGTTGATGTTACGAGATACAATTATATTCATTTTTCAGACTTTAGAAAAAGAGTTGACAAAGATAAAAAGATTGCAGTTGTAATGGGGATTGATAAACCAAAAGTTGTTATTGATGATACTAATGACTTTGTTTACTTAAGGTTTTCAGATAGATTAACAAATATATCTCCTGTTGGAGAATATATGAAAGACTATACAAATACGACGGTTGAATATTTTTATTGGAGTCCTGATGCATGTGATATGTTATGCAAGCAAGCCCATTTAATAAAAAAATGTATTGAAATTGATCCTGGTCTAAGAAACTTTTTTAGTCTTCAAACACCAAGAAATATGGTACCTGGATTTCTTAGACTTGTGAGCGAAAGGCTTCTTCGACCAATATTGTACACTACATGGAATAAGACTTGGTTTCAAGCTGATAAAGGTATTTTTGATTGGCACACGGATTTTGACACTTGGTTTATTGATGGATATGTTGATAATAGGGCAAATCTTATATGGAGAGAGGGTTTAAAACAGGTTGTCAAGCGAGCAAGACCTTTTGTTTATTCGCATGGGCAAGTATATGATGGACTAATTAGTTATTATCACAATTATAAAATAGGCGTTTTAAGAAAATTTCATAGTACTTGATTTCAAAAAAGCGATTTGCCACTTATACTAAATAGCTAAAAAGGTAAGACAATGGCATCATATGCAGAACTCATAGTAGACCAGGGTTCTACTTTTAGCACAATTCTAACCCTAACAGACGACACAACAAACTTGCCTATTAATGTTTCCGGATATTCTATCAATGCGAATATCAAGAAATCTTATTATTCAGTAAACAATACTGCCGTTTTTACATCAACAATAAATGATGCCGCAAACGGAAATGTAACGATTGCATTGTCATCTGGTGTCTCAACAAACATCAAGGCCGGAAGATATGTTTATGATGTAAAAACTACTAGTCCGGGAAGCGTGGTAACTAGAGTTATTGAGGGTATTCTTACGGTAACGCCTAAGGTATCTTAAAATGACAATAGCTGTTAGAATTGCAGGTCCTAGTTCAACTGCGGTTAGCATAAATTCACAAAACCAGCAAAAAGTAAGAAGCTTGACTCCGAGTGCTGTTGCAACTACAACGCTAGCAGGACTAACAGATGTTTCGATTATAGATTCAAGCAATAATAGTGCTCTTGTTTACAATTCGGAAACTTTAAAATATGAAGTTAAAGCACTTCCTGTAATATTTGGTGGTACTTTCTAATGGCAAATACTACCACGATTATTCTAAAAAATTCTGGAACTACTGGAAATACTCCAACAGCTGCAAATTTGCAATTTGGTGAGTTAGCATTAAATTATGCTGATGGTCTACTGTTCTATAAAGCAGCAAATGGTACAGTTCTTAGTATAAGTGGAAGTGGAGGCGGTGGTGGAACTGGAAATGGTTCTGCTGCATTTGACCAAGCTAATCTTGCTTTCGCTCAAGCCAACGTAGCTAACACAACTGCTGTAGCTGCATTCAATCAAGCTAATACCGCTAATACAACTTCAGTTGCAGCTTTTGCTCAAGCTAATGCAGCTAATTTGATTGCAAATCTTGCATTTGATAAAGCAAATACAGCAAACGTATTTGCAGTTGCAGCTTTTGCTCAAGCTAATAGTTCTAACATCGTCGCATCTGCTGCGTTTGATAAGGCCAATAGTTCTAACATTGTTGCATCTGCAGCATTTAATTTTGCTAATGTTGCTAACATCATTGCGTCTGCAGCATTTGATAAAGCCAATCTTGCATCAGGAAATTCAGGAACTGAACTTGCAATTGCTGCGTTTGATAAAGCAAATACAGCAAACGTATTTGCAGTTGCAGCTTTTGCTCAAGCTAATAGTTCTAACGTCGTCGCATCTGCTGCATTTGACAAGGCAAACATAGCAAACACAATTGCATCTGGTGCATATGATAAAGCCAACACAGCTAATATAACCGCAGATGCTGCTTTCGCTCTAGCTAACGTAATTAATCTCATAGCTAACCTTGCATATGATAAAGCCAATGCTGCTAACATAACTGCAGACTCTGCCTTTGCTAGAGCTAATGCAGCTAATCTTATTGCCAATCTTGCATATGATAAAGC